TATTTCTGCTGTTGGTACTGCTGATGGTTTAGCAAGTGATCAACAATTCAGAGTTGAGTTCTACAATGCATCAGGTTCACCATTCGCACAAAACGAAAAAGTAACAGCTTTCGTATACGGTTCTGAGTTCAAGAAAGGAACTAACGGAATGGAAGGTTCTTTAGAGGCTGATTTAGACATCTTCGATAACAAGACTATCATCATCAAAGATAGATACGAAGTTTCTGGTTCAGATATGGCTCAAATCGGATGGGTTGAAGTAGAAGGAGATAACGGAACAGGGTACTTATGGTACTTAAAGTCTGAGCATGAGACACGTTTACGTTTCGAAGACTACTTAGAAATGTCTATGATTGAAGCTGTACCTGCTGAAAACGCATCAGCTGCTGAAGCTTACTTATCAACTAACTCTGGTGGTGGTAACGCTGGGTCTGAAGGTTTATTTGAAGCTATCCAAACTCGTGGTAACGTATGGTCTGGTGGTAACCCATCAACTTTAGCTGATTTCGATTTAATCGTTAACAGATTAGACAAGCAAGGAGCTATCGCTGAAAACGCAATCTTCTCTAATCGTGAGTTCTCTTTCGATATTGATGATATGTTAGCAGCTCAAAACTCTTACGGTGCTGGGGGTACTTCTTACGGATTGTTCAACAACGATAAGGATATGGCTATCAACTTAGGTTTCTCTGGATTCAGAAGAGGTTATGACTTCTACAAAACTGACTGGAAATACTTAAACGATGCTACTTTAAGAGGAGATTTATCTGCTGGTAAAGTTTCAGGTGTTATCGTACCTGCTGGTACTAAAAACGTTTATGACGAAGTAATGGGTCAAACTGTAACAAGACCTTTCTTACACGTTCGTTACAGAGCTAATGAAAGAGAAGATAGAAAGATGAAAACTTGGATTACAGGTTCAGCTGGTGGAGCTAACAATAGCGATTTAGATGCTATGGAAGTTCACTACTTATCTGAAAGAGCATTATGTGTTCTTGGAGCTAATAACTTCGTAATTTGCGAAGACTAATATTAACAAGAGAGGGATTTTAGTGTCCCTCTCTATTTTTTTATAACAAATTTTATTTAAATTCAAATGGAAAGAAAAGATAGAACTTACTTATTAGTAAGTCAAAAGTCCCCAATTAACTTTATGTTGACTTCACGTCACACAAACAGAAAACCTTTATTATTTTTTGATGAGTCTGGAGACAGAGGTGTAAACAGAGCTTTAAGATATGCTAAGAATCAGAAAAGCCCATTTATTGATGAGCAAGATGAAAACGCTATTTTAGAGGCAATTGTATTTGTAGATGGTGTTTTAACTGTCCCTTTTAATAACCCAGTATTACAAGAATTTTTACATTATCATCCAGGTAACAAATTAAATGGTGGTGGTACATTCTATGAGTTTGACCCTGCTAAAGAAGCTGAAGAGAACATTAACAAATTGAACACTGAGGTTGATGCTTTAATTTTAGCTAGAACTTTAGATATTAGAACAATGGAGTCGATTGCTAGAGTTTATTTGAAAGGAAATGTAGATAATATGTCTAGCTCTGAACTGAAGAGAGATATTTTATTATTTGCTAAGAATAACCCTAAAGAGTTTTTAGAGGCTGCTGATGATCAAGATTTAGAGGTAAACAGTGTTGCAAGTAGAGCATTAGAGGAAGGTTATGTTACATTTAGAGCTGGTAAAGATTTATTCTTCAATTTAAAAGATAATAAGAAGAAGATTATGACAGTTAAGTTTGGTAACACTCCAGAAGGTGAACTTGCAAGTTGGTTGCATTCTCAAGAAGGGAAAGAGTTTTATCAATTCTTATCTAAAGAATTTGAAAAAGAAGAAGCTTTGTAATAATATAAAGATTAATATTCTCAAAAGGGCACTGCTAAAAAGTAGTGCCTTTTTTATTATATTTGTATAATAATTTTCAAGCATGATAAATAATGTAAAAAATACTGTAGCTTCTATATTGAATAAAGATAATAGAGGTTATGTTACTCCAGAAGAATTTAATCAGTTTGCTAAACAAGCACAACTTGATATATTTAGAGAGTATTTCACTAACTATAGTAAAGCTATAGCTAATCAGAACAATTCAAGAAGAACTACAACGTATCATGGAAGTGGGTACGCTGATGTTCCAGCTAAAATGCAAGAAGTAATTGATAGATTTGTTGTAACTAATGTATTACATTATAATGCTACAACTACTAAGTTCTATATGCCTGGAGAAGACCCAGCATTTCCTAATGAAGATAAAGCATTTAGATTAGATAGATTGACTTACAATGGTGTTACAGAGATAGAAAAAGCTAAACGTAGTGATGTTCTTTATTTGAGCAGTAGTTTAGTAGCTCCAAGTATAACTTATCCTATATACACTTTAGATAATCAAGGTGTTCAGATCTTGCCTTCAGCTATTACAGCTAACGTGATTGTTGATTACATTAGATTACCTTATGACCCTAAATGGACTTATACATCTTTATCTGGTGGAGAACCATTATTCAATCAATCGGCAGCTGATTATCAAGACTTTGAATTACCGACTGAAAATGAGGTTGATTTGATTATAAAGATTTTACAATATGCAGGTGTGTCTATAAGAGAATTGGATGTTGTAAATGCAATGAAACAAGAAGAATTAATTAATAATCAAGAGAAAATATGAGTTATATAACTCCGTATCAGTATTATACCAATGGTGGTGTTTTACCTACAGATGCAAACTGGGGGTCATACCAATATGTTTCTTTATCAGACATTATAAATAACTTCATGGCTATTTATGTTGGTAATGATAAACAAGTCAATAACATTAAACGTTACGAGGCTATATTTCATGCTAAACAAGCTATAAAGAAGCTTAATTATGATGCTATGAGAAGCATTAAGACTGTAGAGATGTATGTAGATGATTCTTTAAAAATGATTCTACCTAGCGACTACGTTAATTATGTAAGGATATCTTTAAATTCTAACGGATTACTTAGACCTTTGCATGAGAATAGAAGAGCTAATTCAGCATCTGGATATCTTCAAGATAACAATAACGACTTAATATTTGATTCAAATGGAGAAGTTATTGTAGGTCAATCTAAATTAGATTTCTACAGATTAAATCAATCTACATATACAGGTAGCGGCATTTATAATGGTTCACTTGGATGGAATGTTGATGGGGTTTGGTATTTCGGTTACAATGTAGGTTCTAGATATGGTCTTGATCCTTCAGAAGCAAATGCATTACCTTCATTTAGAATTAACAATGGCGTTATAGATTTTTCTTCAGATATAGCTAATAATTATGTGGTTATCGAATACATATCAGATGGTATGGAGAACGGAGATGATTCAGCTATAGAGGTGAATAAATTTGCAGAAGATTATGTATACGCTTATATTAAGTGGGCTTTACTTAATAATAAGATTGGTATAAATGATTACGAAAAGCAAAGATGTAAGAAAGAGAAAGAAGCTGAATATAGAAATGCTAGAATTAGGTTAAGTAACATTCATCCTTCTAGGTTGTTGATGACATTAAGAGGTAGAGATAAAATTATTAAATAATGGCTAAGTTAAATAATAACTTCTTAGGCGGAAAGATGAACAAAGATTTGGATGAAAGATTAGTTTCTCCAATCGATTATCGTGATGCCTTAAATATAACTGTTGGTAATTCTGAAGACAGCAATACAGGTTCAGCTCAGAATGTATTAGGGAATACATTAATATCTGACTTGAGCGGTGTAATTGGTTCTCCATCAGTGAACGCAAAAACAATAGGTGCTGTAAAAGTAGAAGCACTAAACTTAATATACTGGTTAGTTACATCTGACAATTATGATGCTATAATAGAATATAACGAGATATATAATACTACATCTAGGGTGTTACAATGTAATAAACCTGGAAGTGCTTTAAATTTTAGTGCTGATTATATTGTTACAGGGATAAACTATGTAGATGGATATCTATTTTGGACAGATAACTACAATCCACCAAGAAAGATAAATATTGCTAGAGCAAAATCTTATGGTATAAATTCAAGTAAGATTGCTGATGATTTAGATGTTATATTAGCACCACCATTGTATTCACCAAAAATAGAGTTGAAAGATGATGGTTCTGATAGTAATAATTTAGAGGATAAGTTTTTATACTTCTCATATAGATTTAAATATATTGATGGAGAATACTCTTCATTTTCACCTTTTTCAGCAGTTGGATTTGAGCCTTCTAATTTCGAATTAGATTACGAGAAAGGTAATAATTCAGCAATGACAAATAAATACAATGTTGTTGATTTATATTTTAATACTGGTAATAGAAATGTTACAGATGTACAGTTACTATTCAAGGATGCTAAAAGTACGAGTGTCT